TGCTCCTGGAAGTGCAAGACTACCTGAAAATGGCGGGCAAGGACAACTGGCGCAAGGAGCTGCTGCCCGTTATGGAGGCTGTTATCGGCGCGCAAGGCGAGCACCTATCGGCAACTTTCGGCATGGCGTTCAACGTGCGCAACCTGCTGAGCGAAGATTGGTTCAAAGAGTATGAACTGACGTTCACCGACCCGATCACGGAGACGACCGAGGAGACGCTATCGAAGATGTTCAACCAGGCGATGGCGGAGGGTTGGAGCATCCCCGACATGGAAAAGAGCCTGGACACGCTCTTCACGCAATGGGCTTATGGCGGCGTGACCGACCCGCAAGACAGATATTTTGCTGAGCAACGGCTACCGCCTTACCGCACGGAGACCGTGGCACGCACCGAAACCATGCGCGCCTCGAATGCCGGCGGCTTCCAACTGTACAAGGATTGGGGCGTGCAGCGTAAGGAATGGCTGGCGACTGGCGACAATCGCACGCGCGATAGTCACCGCGTTGGAGCCGTCTGGGGGCAAGCGCCGCTAGTAGCCAACATTGACGAACCGTTTACCATTGGCGGCGTGCCGATGATGTATCCGGGCGACCCGTCCGCGCCGATACACGAATTTGCCAACTGCCGCTGTACCACCGTCCCGGTATTCGAGGAATAGAAGCAGAGGAGGCTTTGACCATGAGCGAACCGAAACCGCTTTACCAGGTGCGCGGTGCGCAGACCACTTTCGCTTGCCCGCATTGCGGCGCTGCCATCACCGCCAGCGCGCCGCTCTCGGGGCCATTCCGTATCGAGGTCACGTGCCCGACGTGTCATGAGCGTGTCACGTTTGAGCGGCAGCGCCAGCGCACGCCGGGAGCCATCGAGCACAAAGCCGGCGGCGCGGTCGTGTTCCGTTCACCGGAAGGGCGCTTCATGGGCGAGTTTGACCCATCCAGGCAGACGGTCACGCTGCCTTATCGCGGCGAGGACATCGAGTTTACCTTGCCGGAGTGAGGCAAAAAACGCCTATTTTAGGCACTTTTTCGGCACTTGCAAAGGTTGACCATTAGGCTTTAACGCCTGTTTTCGTGGTATAATTAAAGCAATCCACACAGTGGAGGTGGATGGGCAAAGGCTCATCGGGCGCAAACAGGCGCATGACCATTTTGGTTGTGCGCCTGTTTTCGTTTTGCGGAGGTGACGTGGAACGAAAAACCGTTGGATTTCAACTGACCGCTCTGGATACGGAAGGCCGGACGCTGGAAGGCTACGCCTCCATCTTCGGTAATCTGGACTTGGGCGATGATATCATCCATCCTGGCGCGTTCGCCAAGACGCTGGCTGAGCGTGGCGGCAAGGTGCGCTTCCTGTGGCAGCATGACCCGTCAGAGCCGCTGGGCAAGCCGATCGAGTTGCACGAGGACGCGCGTGGACTGTTTTTCAAAGCGGTCATCTCCGACACGGCACGCGGGCGCGATGCGCTGGCCTTGCTGCGGGATGGCGCGATTGAAGGCCTGTCCATCGGCTATGAGAGCGTCAAGGGCGGGACTGATTTCGAGAACGTGAACGGGCGCACGGTCAGGCACCTGCGCGAGGTGCGCCTGCACGAAATTTCATTGGTATCGTTTCCGATGAATGAGAGCGCCGGCGTGACCGCACTCAAGACCGCGACGCCGTATCATGGCGACTTGCCGCTAGCCGACCGCGAGCGCCCGTGGGATTCCGGCGAGGCTCTGGGGCGCGTGCGGGCCTTGGCGGGCGTGGATGGCGACAATCCCGACTGGCGGCTCTTCGCGCGCGCCTTCCTGTGGCATGACGAAGAGGCGCCTGAGAACCTGACCAGTTACAAGTTGCCCTACTGCGACGTGATCGGCGGGGAACTAACCGCCGTGCCGCGCGGCATCTTTGCCGCTGCCGGTGGGCGCGGCGTGCTGCAAGCCGACATCCCAGACGCTGACCGCGAGCGCGTCGTGGCGACCATCAACCGGTGGTATACGCGCATGGCGCGCGAGTTTGAGGATGACACCATCGTGAGCCCGTTGCTCAAGGCCGTCGAGGACGCGCCGCAAGTCAAGAGCGGCAGAGTCTTGTCGCAAGCGAGCGCCGATAAAATCCGCGCTGCGATTGCGGCGCTGAACGAGCTCTTGGAAGTCGCCTTCCCGCCTGAGTCTGAGCCAGACGAAGACGAAGACATTGAGAAACAAGCCGCGGCGGTTGAAGCCACTGCCGCGATTGTCCCGCCTGACACCGAGGCCGCGCCGTCGGAAGACACGCACCTGAAGCACAGGCGGACGGAGTTGGAACAAGAATTGAAATCACTAGCACTCACACTTTCAATGGAGGTGTAACCGTGGAAAACATTACCACGTCGGAACTGACCGCGCAAGCCGCGCGGCTTTACGCAGAGGCGAAGACCGCCCTGCTCGACGGCAGCGCCGAAAGCATGACCAAGGCCGAGGGCATGATTGCAGAGGCCAAGGAGTTGCAGAAGCGCGCCGCCATGTTGAGCGACCTCGAAAGCCTGGCAACGGAGGCGAAAGCCACCGCGCCGCAAGCCAAGACCGAGGCCAAGCGCGATTTCGATGGCCTGGGGGACTTCCTCAATGGCGTCTTCCAGACGAAGCGCCGGGGCGTGCCGGATGCGCGGGTGACCTCGCGCCGGGTGCGCTTCACCGACGAGCCCACGATGGGTATGAAGTCGGGCTGGGAAGGCAAAGACCTGATCGAGAACGTCGGCGCTGACGGCGGCTTCCTGGTCCCGCAGCAGTACGTGGAACAACTGTTCATGCTGAGCGCTTTCGGGAAGTACGTGCGCGAGCGCGCGCTTGTGATTCCCATGCGGGGACGCCAGTTGGTCATCCCCACGCTGGACCAGACTGGCACCGCCACCGACCGCTCCAACCTCTACGGCGGCGTGAAGCTGACCTGGACGGAAGAGGCGACCGAGAAGACCGAGACGCAGCCAGCCTTCCGGCAGGCGACGCTCATCGCGCACAAGTTGGCCGCAGTCACGCAAGTTAGCGACGAATTGCTCGCCGACTCGTTCATGAGCATCGAGACCCTGCTCTCGCGCTTGTTCTCTGAAGCCATCATGAACGAGCACGACTGGGCCTTCATCCAGGGCACGGGCGCGGGTATGCCGTTGGGCATTGCCAACGCCGGCAGCGGCGCGACCATCGCCGTGCCGCGTGCGGTAGCCAACGCTATCAGCATCGCGGACGTGTTCAACATGCTGACCAACTTTACCGGGCAGTCGCCCATCTGGTTAGCGCATCAGAGCACCATGCCGGAGATCCTGGGCCTCGCCGGCCCCGCTGCCAGTCCGTCCTACGTGTGGATTGACAATGCGCGCGAGGGCGTGCCCATGACGCTGTTCGGCTACCCCATCTACTTTACCGAGAACTGCCCGACCCTGGGCAATCGCGGTGACCTGATCCTCGCCGACTGGTCGAAGTATGTCATCGGTCTGCGTCAAGACGTGACCGTGGATGCTTCGATGCACTACGCCTTCGTGGACGATGTGACCACCTGGCGCGCCGTGTCGCGCATTGACGGGCGCCCGTGGTTGTCCGCTCCCATCACCCTGCGTGACGGGACTTCTGAGGTTTCGCCCTTCGTCGTCCTTGACGGCGTCGGCGCGTCGTAGGTGGAGGTGTAACATGGCACAGACATATACCGAAAACTTCACCGAAATCCATGAACTCGCTGGCGCGGTCGTGGATACTTTCGCCGCCGGGATTCACGAGGTCATGACCTACCGCTCGATGGCTAACCATCAGCGGGCAGTGTGCCTCGTCGTGACCGGCGCTTTTGACCAGGGGGCGAGCCTTGCTGTGGTTTTGGCGCAAGCCACGACCGCCGACGGCACGGACGCCAAGCAAATCGGCACCGGCACCGGCAAGGGGCTGTCGCTCGCTGAAAACTCCGTGTATGCCATCGAAGTGCGCACGGAAGAGCTCGACGTGTCTGGTGGCTTCGCCTATCTGGGCGGCACGCTGATCGCCACCGGCAACGTGGAAGTCGCTATCGTGTGGCTGTTGGGTGGCGCTAACTACCCGCCCGTGCCCACGACCAACTGGACGCAAATCGTCACCTAGTGACGTAGTCGCTTAACCCATGACGGCGCGCTGTTGCGAAATGGCGCGCCGTCTCGTTTTGTGTGCTATAATAGAAGCATATCGCACGAACGGAGGCGCTTATGGCGTGGCACTGGGTGAAAGCAGTCAGGGCAATCAAGCGCGAACGCGACGGCGTGCGCGAAACCTTCCAGCCGGGCGACTGGCTGCAAGTGCAACCACGTGACCTCTTGCGCTATCAGGCTGAGGGTAAAATTCAGACGCCGTCGGAAATCCTCAAGGCGACGTTTGACTTTTCACACGCGGGCATCCTGCGCTTGTGCAAAGCGCCCATCCTCCCGCTAGGCGACTTTGGCATTAGCCAGGAGGCGGGCGACTTCCCGGCGCTGCCGTGGAAGTACACGCTCATCACCGCGCGCCTGGCAGTCAACGCGCAAAACGCCGCGCTGGGCTTCCTGCGCATCGAGGAGCACGATGGCTACGACGCCTACGAGATGGCAGCGCAACTCCGGGGCGGCT